ACACTTTAAAAGAAAGGCAGTCCTGTTTTTCTTGTAGTTTCGAGATTTTCTTTAACAATCTCTGCAATTATTTCTCGCTCGTCCCAGCTCATGTGCATGACTTCAGCAAAACTTAGTCCACGCATGTACCAACACAGTTTCATGCATTCTTTTTTGAGATCCTTGCCTTCTTTGTCTAAGCGATCAGATTCTCGTAAAATCTCCGGCAAGGACAGCGTTAAGATTTTACGGCGAAAAAATTTGCCTGATCCATTGTAATAGGCAAGCTAAATGACTTATTACATTCTCCACAGGTAACGTTTTGTGCTTCAAACTGAATGTTGTCTTTCATCTGTATCACATGGTTCTGTATTTTTTCAAATACATCTTTGGCACAGTTTGCAATAAACTCTTTGATCATAGCTTGATCAGTAACAGTGCCTTCTGGTGCATCTATGGCAGTGATACAGTCTGCAATGATATCCACAGTGAGTTCTGTGAGCTTGATAAAACTCGCACCAAATCTTTCCAGTTTGACTTCGTCTGATAAAGTGTCATCGTTAATGATCTGGAAAATTCTCTGCTGCTCCATGGTCTGGATCGCAGTTTTTGTAACTTCTTTGTAAGTATACGGGCGCACATGCACAGTTAATTGATCTATTGGTATGTCTTTTTCATAATGGAAATCGTTAAACACACTAAACCAGGCAGTGAGATCGATGTCGTAGTTGTTTTCAGCTTCACAGTGAGGACAGTTACAACCTACCTCCATTTTGTCTCCGTAGGTAGCAATGCGTATGGATATTAGCGCAAAGTCTAGATCTATGTTTGGCATTGCCCAAGGATTAGTTATCGCTGGAATACAGCTTTTAATCAGTTCTACAGTGCTTTGTCCGCTTAACAGTGCATCCGGAGTCTTGAACAGCAGTTCATCTTTGGCAGTCATTGCATAAACCGGATATTCTCCGTTGGCGCTGACATCTAAACTGCCAGGTGGATAGAACTCACCTTTGCTTGGTAGTTTGACATAGATCTTTGGCTGTCTATAAAAGCTGCTCAGCGGGTTCTTTTTTTGCTGGCTCTGATTAGGAATTTGGTCCATTTTATCTCCGGTAAATATATAATACGCAAGTGTATTTATATGCGCATTTATCCAGGAAAAAATAAGCCATGGCAGTAATGATCGACATCCCAGGAATTGGGCAAGTTGAAGCTCAAAACGCAGCTTCTGAAGCCACTCTCAAGGCCATACTTGCTGCACTGGGCGGTGGTGGCGGAGGCGGCCGTGGTGGTCCCGGAGGTGGTGGAGGGGGAGGTGGTGGCCCTCCAGGCGGTGGAGGTGGTGGTGGAGCAGGTGGCGGTGCGTTAGGACTTGCTTCTGCTGCGCTTAGTAAATCTTTTAAAGGTGTTGGATTTATGGCCGGAATGGCGGTATCCGGCATAGGTAAACTAAAAAATGGTGCAATTCAAGCTGCTGGTGCATATGTAAAATTCAGCGATGCTACTGTAGGAGCTGTGGCTGCACTATCAAGATTAGACGGATCTGCCACTTCGGCAGCAGAAATCTTTAGTAGTGTTCCTATATTTGGAACTTTATTTAAAGCTGTGGCCGCAGCAGCCGACGATGTAACAAAGTCGTATGTAGCAGTTGCATCTACCGGAGCTACGTTTGGTGGTAGCATTAGTAATTTTGCCGCAGCCGCGTCTGGTGCTGGCATGTCTTTAGCAGAGTTCGGTTCACTGATTCAGAAGAACGGAAATGCTATGACTGCGTTCGGAACCACCACAGAAGGCGGAGCAACAAATTTTGCTCGAGTTAGTAAACAACTACGTAGTACCAGCAGTGAATTATACGCATTAGGATTCAGCACACAAGATATCAATCAAGGATTGGCCAGCTACGGTGCATTGATGAAATCTCAAGGCCTGCAAGGTAAAAAATCCAATGCAGAATTAGCACAAGGTGCTAAAACCTATCTAAAAGAAATGGATGCGCTGGCCAAAGCCACAGGGCAATCAAGATCACAAGTAGAAGAATCAATGGCAGCAATGGCCAAGGATGCACAGTTCCAAGCATCTATGTCGGGATTGGGCGAGGGAGTGAGAAACAGTTTCTTAGCAGTAACCGGCGGCTTGCCTAAAGGACTTGAAACATTCGCCAAAGACATTATGTCTACAGGCACAGCCACAACGGAAGAAAATCAAAAGCTCATGGCAATGATGCCTCAGAGCGCGGCCATGCTGCAGAGAATGAATCAAAAAATGCAGCGAGGTGAAGCAGTAACCTTAGAAGAACGTAACGCCTTAAACAACTTGATGAAACAAGAAGGTGCAAAAAATCTACAGAACATAAAATATGCGGGAGCCGCCAGTGCTGAGTTAGGCGGCACTGTTAACTTATTAGCAGCTACACAACAGATAAACGCCGACGGGTTGAAGCAAGCCACAGAAGAACAGAAAAAAGCTGCTGCTGAAACAGACAAAATGAATCAAAAGATGCAGCAGTTCCAAGCTGCAATCGCGGAAGTAGGTAACAAGTTTAAAATGCTGCTGGCTAACAGTGGCATACTAGACTATTTGATGAGTGCGTTTGGTACAGTAGCCAATCTTGCAGAAAAATATTTAGTACCTGCTTTCAATCTTGTGGTGTCAGTGGCCATGAAGATATGGGAAGGCATGAGTTTGCTATTAGCTCCGGTGATATCTTACCTCAGTGAAAAATTTGGTGCATCGGGGCTAGGCGGAACAGTAGAATTCATTGACGGTATTATGAATGCAGTATTTCCTGTGCTGGGGGGCATTGTGCGTGGAGCCATATTTGCCTTTGACGGATTGTATGCTGGTGTAATGTCTATAATACAACCTTTGAAAGAATTATACATGAAAATTTTTGGTGTCACGGACAGCGCCGGTGGATTTGGTGAGATATTAATTGAAGTTGGTGCTATGGCCGGTGATATTTTTCAAACACTGGGATCAATTATCGGCAGTGTTATAAACATACTGAGTTTCGTGCTCACCCCGGTAATACATGGCTTGGTCGGGGTGTTTAAATTTTTGTATGGTCTAGTCAAAATAGCTGCGTTTGGACTTGCTAAACTTGGTGACACACTGCAAGACGTAGGCATGTTTTTTGATAGATTGTTTGATCAGATATTAGCAGCACTGGGTAAAATGACCAAAGGCCTGTTTGGCATCAGTCAAGAAGAGTATGATCAACGTGAAAAAAATCGCCAGAGTCTACAGGAAGACAGGGACAAAACAAGAAAAATCAGGGATGACGAAAGAAGCAGAACACAAGAGAAAGTACAACAAAGCAAGAATGAACTGAAACAAGATACTAAAAAATTCAAAGAACAAAAACTCACACACGAAAAGCTCACAGGTGCAGCAAAACGAGAAGCAGAAGCCAAAGAAGCTGCGGTCAAAGCTCAAGAAAAATTATTAGATTACAGTGCAGGTCCGGAAGAATTGTTGAAACAGTTCAGTGGTAAGCAAGGTGGTGCTGTAGAAATTGGTATTAAAAAACAAGAAATTGGCAAAGAAAAAGATGCTGCCGACAAAGAATTAGCAGCAGCAAAAACTGGTGCCGAAAAGAAAGCTGCTGCGGAAAAAATTGAAGCAGCTGAGAAGAAATTAGAAGCACTGACCAAAGCAGAAGCATTGGCTAAATCACAGCCGGCTACTAAAACTTCCAATGTAGACAGCGGTAAAAAGGCTCTAGAAGCAGATGCTGAAAAGAAAACAGCTGAAGCAGAAGCCAAAGCCAAAACAGATGCAGAAGCCAAAGCCAAAGAAGATGCAGCAGCTAAAGAAAAAGAAGAGCAAAATAAAAAATCTCAAGAATCACCTTCTACACTGCTCGCGGAGTTAAATACTAAGATGGCACAATTGATAAAACTGCAGGCGCAGACCACTACAAACACCTATGAAAATGTAATGGCCACTAAAGGTCTTAATAAGAATCTATACAAAGCATGAGCTGGAAAAAATACTTCACCCCTGTTAACATAGACAACACTGGCGGCAGCATGAGTCCGATCAGTGGTCGCGGCCGCCCGGGTCCTGCCCGTGCTAATTATTCCAGCTATCTGCCAGATGTGTACGCAGGTTCACCTAATCGAATAGAACGGTACATGCAGTATGATACCATGGACATGGATTCAGAAGTTAATGCTGCTTTGGACATACTTACAGAATTCTGCACACAAAAAGACAAAGAAAACGCCACACCGTTCCATACATTTTTCCGTGGTGAGCCTACAGCTACTGAAGTTAAGATACTCAAAGACAGCTTACAGAAGTGGACAAAGCAGAATAGTTTTGAAACCAGAATCTTCCGCATACTGCGCAACACATTCAAATACGGCGACTGTTTTTTCGTTAGAGACCCAGAAACTAAAAAATGGTTGTTTGTAGATGCTGCCAAAGTTACTAAGATAATTGTTAACGAATCAGAAGGCAAGATTCCTGAACAGTATGTGATTCGCGATCTCAACTTTAACTTCAAAGAATTCATAGCCACAACTCCGCATAACACTACAAACACAGCCCCAAGCGGTACCAGTTCATACACGTCAGGGGGCGGACAAGCTCGTGGCTTTGCGGGCGATGCAGCACGTTCAGTAGGCACACGTTTTCATAATCAAACAAATGAAATCACTGTGGATGCCAAACATGTTATCCATCTTTCATTATCAGAAGGATTGGACAACAACTATCCGTTCGGCAACAGTCTATTAGAATCAGTATTCAAAGTCTACAAGCAGAAAGAATTGCTGGAAGATGCTATCATTATCTATCGTATACAACGTGCTCCAGAAAGACGTATTTTCTATGTAGACGTTGGAAATATGCCGGCACACATGGCTATGAGCTTTGTTGAGCGTGTAAAAAACGAAATTCAACAAAGACGTATTCCTAGTTCAACAGGTGGCGGAGCCAACGTCATAGACGCCAGTTATAATCCTCTAAGTGTAAACGAAGATTACTTTTTTCCGCAGACTGCAGAAGGTCGTGGAAGCAAGGTTGAAACACTGCCAGGTGGTACTAACCTAGGCGAGATCACTGACCTGCGTTATTTTACCAACAAGCTGTTCCGTGCCCTACGTATTCCTGCTTCTTACTTGCCTACATCTATAGATGAAGCGGCCAACACAGTATCAGATGGCAAAGTAGGCACTGCTTACATACAAGAATTACGCTTTAACGAATACTGCAAACGTCTGCAGAGTATCATAGTAGAAACATTTGATCTTGAATTTAAACTATGGCTCAACGATCAAGGGGTTAACATTGACAGCGGCTTGTTTGAACTTAAATTCAATCAGCCACAGAACTTTGCTGCTTATCGTCAAAGTGAATTAGACACAGCTCGAGCAGCTACATTTGCACAAGTAGTGCAAATTCCACATCTCAGCAAGCGTTTTGCTATGAAACGATTCCTAGGCATGACCGAGGACGAAGTTAAAGAAAACGAAAGATTGTGGAGAGAAGAAAACGGTGCTAATCTCAAAGCACCTGCTGATGCACAGAGTCAACTGAGAGGCATAGGAGTTACTCCCGGCGGCATGGCTGCAGATGCAGGCGGCCAAGAAGCTGAAGCTCCTTTAGATATGGCAGCTGCTGCAGAACCAGGAGCAGATGCAGGCGCAGAAGTAGCACCAGAAGCACCAGTTTAATAATAAATACATTATGCTTCTTAACGAATTCTTTTACTTCAACGAAAAAAACAACGACTTTGCTCAAGATCGTAGATATGAGTCCAGCAGAGATCGCAGCATTGTTGACAAAAAAGACACTAGAAAGATACGTCTTACGCTGCGACAAATTAATCAACTGAGGCTTCAGAGCGAAGCACATCAATTAGAATCTCAATCTGAACTGGACTTTATAAGACAAATGTATGGAACTCCAGTTGGCGAAGAAGCAGCACCTGCACAATAACCCTGCGTTTGTTATAGGCAACGGCACCAGCCGACAGTGCTTAGACATTCGTTCTCTAACGACCAAAGGTGTGACTTACGGGTGTAATGCACAATATCGTGAGTTTGAACCAAATTATCTAATAGCTGTAGATGTGAAAATGGTCAACGAGATTATCGAGTCAGGCTATCACAAAAAACATCAAGTCTGGACAAATCCCAACAAAGGCATACAAACCAAGCACGGCATTAATTTTTTTAGTCCACATAAGGGATGGAGTTCAGGACCCACCGCATTATGGTTCGCAGCTACCCAAGAACATAGAACTATCTATATTTTTGGCTTCGATTATCAAGGCAATGACGGTAAATTCAATAACATTTACGCAGACACATTCAACTACAAAAAATCAACAGATGCAGCCACTTACCACGGGAATTGGTTAAGTCAAACTGAAAAGGTAATCAAAGAGTTCCGCCACACACATTTTTTTAGAGTTATAGAACCTGGTGCATTTATACCAGATAAGCTAGGACCTACCCTGACTAATCTAAGTCATATCACCTACGATGAATTTAGTAGAATCTTTCCTGATACTATATATTCAGATCAAATCAATCAAAAAACTACCATTTAACACCGGTTTGTAATCTCCGTGTTAAATATACAACAGCCCATACCATTTGAGGAGAATACCATGGCCGACAATAAATTACTACAACAGATGCTTGAGCATTTAGTTAACGATGATCAAGCGAAAGCAGAAGAACTGTTCCACGAGTACGTGGTTACAGCATCACGTGAAATCTACGAATCTTTAATCGACAGCGAAATCGCTGAAGAAGAAGAAAAAGAAGAAGATGAAGACGAAGACATGGACGAAGCTGCTAAAGATGAAGATGCAGAAGAAGACAAAGTCGACGAAGAATTTGAAGATATTGCCATCGAAGGCGACGACGAAATGCCTGCAATGGGCGGCGATCCTACAGACGATCTAGAAGGTGATCTAGATGCAGAAATGGATGACGAGGAAGGCGGCGAAAAATCCGAAGAAGAATTATTCCAAGATCTAGACAGTATTGTTGATGAACTACAAGCTAAATTTGACGAACTCAAAGGCGGCGACGACATGGGCGACATGGGCGATGATGACATGGGCGACATGGGCGACGAAAAAATGAAAGATAATTTTGACCTAGCAACAGTACGTGAGTATGTAGAAAAAGTTGCTCCAGCAAAAATGGGCGATAACGGCGTAAACGCTAAGTCTATCGTGGCTGGTAAGAATGACATGGGCGGTACAACTGCTAACATTCTCAGCGGCAAGAACGGTACTCCTGGTTCAGAAACAGGTGAATTAAAAGGTTCAGGATTGCTAAAAGGCAAGCCAACCGAAGATAATGCTGGCAACATCAATGTCCCAGGCGGTAAAGCAGGCAATGCTTTCTCTAAGAAAGAACCTGGACATGGTGCTGAGAAAGCTGGTGCAAAAGAATCACCAGACAACAAGCAAAGCCTTTTCCGTGGTCGTAGATAATAGGACTTGACAAAGGTGAAAACTACTCTATCAGAACATTTGAGTTTTGACCAGGCTAAGATTGTCTTGGAGCGCGACGAAGGCAGCGACGGTAAAAAGTCGCTGCATCTAAACGGCATTTGCATTCAAGGAGACATCCGTAATGCAAATCAGCGTGTTTACTCTTCTGAAGAAATTGGCAGGGCTGTCAAAACGCTCAATGAACAGATCGCTGGTGGCTACTCCGTTCTTGGAGAAGTTGATCATCCTCAGGATTTAAAAATCAATCTTGATCGTGTGAGTCACATGATAACCAAGATGTGGATGGATGGTCCTAACGGCTACGGAAAACTAAAAATACTTCCAACTCCAATGGGTCAGTTAATTCAGACCATGCTGGAGTCGGGAGTTAAACTGGGTGTTAGCTCCAGAGGATCCGGCGAAGTAGACAGCGGTGGAAAAGTACAGGGTTTTGAAATTATCACTGTAGACATCGTGGCTCAGCCAAGTGCTCCAGGCGCTTATCCAACACCAGTATACGAACATTTAATCAATAACACAGGCGGTTACAAGGCATATCAGATCGCACAGGAAGTCCAAGGCGACCCAAAGGCACAGAAGTACTTAGCAGAGAGTCTGAAAAAAATCATTTCAGGCCTCAAATAACAGTAGGAGAATCACATGCTAGACATCGTAAAACAATTGTTTGAAAACAATGTGATTTCCGAAGAAATCAAATCGGAAATTGAATCAGCTTGGGAAAGCAGAATTCAAGAAAGCCGTGATCAAGTAACTGCTGAACTACGTGAAGAATTTGCTCAGAAGTATGAGCATGACAAAGGCGCAATGGTAGAGGCTGTAGAAGCCATGCTAACAGATCGCCTACAGGCAGAGTTAGGTGAATTGGCAGAAGATCGCCAAGGACTTATCGAAGCCCGTGCCAAGTATGCTAAGAAAATGAAAGACGATTCCAAAGCAATGGAATCATTCATCTTTAATAATCTTAACAAAGAATTGGCAGAATTACACGAAGATCGCAAAACAGTTGCAAACAATGTAGCTAAATTAGAATCCTTTATCGTGGATGCACTGGCGAAAGAAATCGCAGAATTCCACACAGACAAGAAAGACCTAGCCGAAACTAAAGTAAAATTAGTACGCGAAAGCAGAGCTAAGTTTGACAATCTCAAGAAAGATTTTATCACAGCAGCTTCCACAAAAGTAGCAGAAACAGTGCAGAACGGACTACGTTCTGAAATGACTCAGCTCAAGGAAGACATTGAATCAGCTCGTAGAAATGACTTTGGTCGCAGAATTTTTGAAAGCTTCGCAAGCGAATACGCTGCAAGTCATCTAAATGAGAAATCTGAAACAGCAAAACTTCTTAAAGTTATGCTGACTAGAGAAGCCGAATTAGAAGAAGCAGTGAAGATTGTTGCAGAATCGCAAGAACAAGTAGCACAGAAAGATCGTGAACTACGTATTATCAAAGAAAACAACCAACGCAAGGAAGTTATGAGCGAATTGCTAGGACCGTTGACTGGAGATAAGCGTCAAGTAATGAGCAGTCTACTTGAATCAACACAAACAGAAAAGCTACGTACAGCTTTCGACAAATACCTACCAGCAGTAATGAATGGTGGAGCACCGGCGAAGAAAGTACTATCCGAAGGCAAAGAAATCACAGGCGACAAACAGGCACCTCAATCCAGCGGTAAAGAAGAAAAAACCGCTGAGATATTTGACATCCGCAGGCTTGCGGGACTAAAAGTTTAAGGAGAACTATAATGTCACAATTACTCGAGTCACGCTGGTCGGAAACCAAAGAGGCCCTTTTAGAAGGCTTACAAGGTAACAAGCGTTCAGTAATGGCAACCACTCTAGAGAATACCCGCAAGTATCTCGCAGAAAGTGCCACCGCTGGTGCTACATCCGCCGGTAACGTAGCAACACTAAATCGTGTGATCCTTCCAGTGATCAGACGTGTAATGCCAACAGTCATTGCTAATGAATTAGTTGGTGTACAACCAATGACTGGTCCAGTTGGTCAGATCCA